CTACATGATGGCCCCGGGTCTGCAAAAGCAGATCGAAGCCAAGAAAGAAGGATCAACCCCATGAGTTCCATTCCGCCGATCATTACCCCGCCGCCGCCGCCTAAAAAGACAATCACGCAAAAGGCCAAGGGCTGGCTGAAGACCCGCACCGGCCAGACTGTCATTGGGTTGCTGGCTGGCGCGGTAGCGCTTCGTGTGCCTGGTGGTCAGGAAGTGGTTCAGCAGGTCCTTGGCAGCAACGCTCCCGCTGATCCCAGCGCCTTCTCGAACGGGATGGTGCTAGCGTCTGTGCTGGCTGGACTTGCTCGAGTTCGGAGCGCTTAAGGAATAGCTCCAAGGATGGAGCCGGCAAGGATGCCGATCCCCGAGACAGGACGTTGCGGGCAAACCGGCTGCGCGGATCAGGACGAGATGCGCAGCTTCAAGGACAAAGAGGCCACGGATGGCTAACGTAAGCAAGCCGACCGGATATGGCGGCTCAGTTGGAAATTGGATGCGGGAGTGGTTGGTTGACCGCCCGTTCCTGCATAACCGTGGCTTTGACCCGGCTACAGGCGCATGGAACTCGACAGGCGTTCGTCAGGGCGTTGCTCAGACTGTCGCCGGCCTGATTGCCCCGGGCGCTGACACTGTCGCCGGGGCGCTGATCAACAGGTACAACCGCAACAACGGGCCTCACAACCAGTTTGGCAGTTACTTTAGGGACAACGGGAACACTCGTGCTGTCCCGGGTGCGTTCGGCGGGCTTGATAAGAATCCGATGGGCCAATATGGCGGCTTCATCCCGCAGATACCGAGCGACATCAATCGTATCCCGATGCCTAGCGATCCGCCAATCCAGTCGATCCTCCCGGATATTCAGCCTTATGTCCCCACGATTGCGCCGCCGTCAGGTGGCGGTGGTGGCGGGTACGTAGGCAGCATGGGGCCTTCGACCTTCCAGTCGATCGGCCGTAGTTCGCTGTCCAACAACTACAACCCGTTTGTCAGTGGCATCGATCCGAGAATCCCTCGCCGGAAGACTGCGGGCGCATAACCAATGATGCGACCAGAGATTCGGATCAAATACGGCGAGACCCAGAAGGTGACGAACGATTGGTCTGCCGAGTGCGAGGAACGCGGGACGACTGTCTCCACAAGCACTTGGACGGGTTATGGCGTAACGGTGGCTAGCCCGACGCTGTCGTCAAATGCGGCGACGTGCCTTGTGTCCCTACCGTTCAACGCGGGATGTTTGATCAATACCGCCACGCTCGCCAATGGCGAGACGCTAGTGGCCGAAAGGAAGGTTTGGGGTTGCTGATGGCAAGGCCGGTTCTCTATGACACGCCTGAGAAGTTTGTGGCGGTCGCAGACGCATATTTTGCCAAGTGCGAGGCAGACGAAGCAGTCCCGACTGTCAATGGGCTGTGTATTGCGCTCGGTATGACTCGTGAAACTTTGCTGCGATACGAAGAGAAGGAAGGGTTTTCTGACCCTGTAAAACTTGTCAGGATGCGACTTGAGGCAGCTTGGGAACAGCGCCTTGCTGGACCGAATGCGGCCGGGACGATCTTCTGGCTGAAGAATCAGGGGTGGACTGATCGCTCGGAGCAGGTGATCGACGCAAAGGTTTCGATGACGCACGATGAGTGGATCGGAAGCCTTAAGTGAGGCGCGGGAGCGCCTGCGGTCTGACTTTGAGTTCTACGCCCGCAACTGCCTGCTGATCCGCACGAAGTCTGGGCAGGTTGAATCGTTCAAGTTCAACCGGGCTCAGCAGTACATTCATGCAAAGCTGGAGGAACAGAAGCAACGGACCGGCAAGGTTCGGGCGCTGATCCTCAAAGGCCGTCAGCAAGGGGTTTCGACTTACTCCGGCGGCCGGTATTACCACAAGACAACGATGTTCAAGGGGATCAGGACCTTCATCCTGACCCACGAAGATCAGGCGACACAAAACCTGTTCGACATGGTCAACAGGTATCACGACAACTGCCCGGTGTACGTTAAGCCTTCGACCGGCTCGGCAAATGCCAAGGAGCTGTCGTTTGCGAAGCTGGATAGCGGCTACAAGGTCGGTACGGCAGGGACCAAGGGCGTTGGCCGGTCTAGCACCATCCAGTGCTTCCACGGCTCGGAGGTTGCGTTCTGGCCGCATGCGGAGACGCACGCAGCCGGCGTCCTTCAAGCTGTGCCGGATGAACCCGGAACCGAAGTGATCCTTGAGAGTACGGCAAACGGTGTCGGCAACCTCTACCACAAGATGTGGAAGGAAGCCGAGGCCGGGCAAAGCGAATACATCGCGATTTTCGTTCCGTGGTATTGGCAGGATGAGTACAGGAAGACTGCCCCGGAAGACTTCGTCGAGACTCAGGAAGAGCGCGAATATCGAGAAGCTTATGGGCTGACGGTTGAGCAGATCGTTTGGCGGCGTAACAAGATCAAGGAACTGGGCGACGAGACGCTGTTCAAGCAGGAATACCCGGCGACGGCAGCCGAAGCGTTCCAGATGTCTGGCCATGACAGCTACATCAAGCCGGAGGCGGTTGTAAGGGCGCGCAAGCAAACGGCTGAGCCTTCGGGGCAACTTGTGATCGGCTTTGACCCCAGTCGCTACGGCGATGATGCCGGAGCCATGGCGTATAGGCGCAGCCGCAAGGTCCTGAAGGTCGAGCGCAGGCACAAGCTGAGCACGATGGAGTCCGCCGGCTGGTGCAAGCAGGTGATCGACGAGGAGAAGCCTGCGCGCCTCTTCATCGATGTCGGCGGCCTTGGCGCTGGCATCTATGACCGGCTTATTGAAATGGGCTATGGGCACATTGTTCACGCGGTGAACTTCGGCAGCGATCCTTTCGAGCCGCCTAAGCGTGACGAGCGTGGCGAGATTCAGGGCGGCCAGCCTTACAACAGGCGGGCCGAGATGTGGAAGGCGTCTAAGGATTGGCTAGATGACCCTGCGGGCGTCGATATCCCTGATGAAGATTGGTTGCATGCTGATGCATGCGGACCTGGCTACAAGTACAACAGCAATCAAATGCTGCTTCTGGAGAGCAAGGACGATATGCGACGCCGTGGAGTTACCAGCCCGGATGGATGGGACGCTGTGGCGCTGACGTTTGCTGAGCCTGTCGGTCCTCAGGGGATCGACGTTAGCGCTATTGAGTGCGCATCGGAGTGGGGCTGATGGCTAAGCAGAAGCGCGACGCTGACCCGATGAAGGAGATGCGCCGGCAATACGATCTTGCCGTCAACGCGGATCGGGACATGCGTGACCTCGCCATCGAGGATTGGCGCTTTCTGCACATCCCCGGCGAGCAATGGGATCAGGCGATGCGCCGCAAGCGTGGCAAGCGTCCCTGCTACGAGTTCAGCATCCTGCGATCGCACTGGCGGCAGGTGTGCAACGACCAGAAGAAGGCCCGGCCATCAATCAAGGTGCGCCCAGTTGAAAACGGAGACGTGAAAGGTGCCGAGATTCGGCAAGGAATCGTCAGGAACGTCGAGCAGACGAGCAACGCGTATCGGGCCTATGACTCCGCGATGGAGTACGTCACGGCCTGCGGATTTGGCGCGATGCTGGTGACCACGGACTACAGCGCCGACGATGCGTGGGATCAGGACCTGCACGTCCGGGAAATTGAAGACCCGCTGAACTCCGTGTGGCTTGATCCGAACGACCCGGAGAATCCCGGGTTTGGCTTCATTGAGCGCGAGTATACGCGTGACGCTTTCACTTCGGAGTTCCCGAAGGCCGAGGCCGTCACTTTTGAGTCGTCGGCCACGACTGGCCTAACTGGCTGGTTTGGCGAGGACACAATCAGGGTTGTCGCATGGTATCGCACGGAGCCTGTTGACAAGGAAATTGCCCTTCTGACGGACGGGCAAAGCATTGAACTGAGCGAGGCTAACGCGCAGAAGCTGGCTGAGCTTGAAGCCCAAGGAATCACGATACAGAAGACCCGCAAGAGCAAGGGCAAGCGGGTCGTAATGTCGATTTGCTCGGGCAAGGAAGAAATTGACGGCCCTTACGAACTCCCATTCCACCGCATTCCGATTGTGGGCGTGTGGGCGAACCGGTTCAAGCACGAGGGCAAATGGCATTACTGCGGAATGGTGCGCTACAGCCGTGACCCGCAGAAGCTGGTGAACTACAACCTGACTACGGCGATGGAAGCCGTGGCGAAGGTGGCGAAGTCGCCGTATCTGGTGACGCCTGCAATGCTTGAGGGTCAGGGAGTAAAAGAAAAATGGGCCGGCGCTGCGGCCGAAGACCCGTTCTTTTTGCCGTATACGCCTGACTCTAGAGCGCCGAACGGCCGCCCGATGCGCGAGCCGCCGCCCGATCTTCCGGCCGCCCTATTGCAACTGGCGTCCACCTCCGTGGACATGCTCAAGGCGACCGACGGCATCTTTGACGCCTCTGTCGGCGCTCGGTCGAATGAGACGAGCGGCAAAGCGATCCTTGCGCGGCAGCAGGAAGGCGATACAGCGACCTTCGATTATCAGGATGCTGTGTCGAAGGGCATTCAGACTGTCGGCGACTTGCTGCTGCGTGCACTTCCGAAGGTGTACGACACGCCGCGTGTGATGCGCGTGATCGGCAAGGATGGCACAGAGCAGCTTCAGAAGCTTTACGAGGACGACGCGAGCGACCTGTCCAAGGGCAAGTATGACCTCACCGTCACGACTGGCCCCAGCTACGAAACGATGCGGATGGAGTTCTTTGATGTCCTGACCAATCTGGCGCAGGGGAATCCGCTGATCGCGCAGGGTGCGCCTGACCTGATCGTCAAGGCACTGGACTTCCCGGGCGCGGATGAGGTGGCGGAGCGGCTGAAGTTGATGCTCCCGCTGGAGATTCAGCAGCAGATGTCCGAAGGCAAGGATGTTCCGCCTGAAGTGATGATGGCTCAGCAGCAGGCCAAGCAGATGATGCAGCAGGCTCAGGAGCAGCACATGATGCTGCAACAGGCCGGGCAGCAGTTGCAGCAAGAGAAGGCCGAAGTGACCGCTGAAAAACAGCAGGTCGAGACTGAAAGGGCCGTTCTTGATGCGAACTTTAAGCGCATGCAGGCCGAATTGAAGCTTGCGATCAATCAGGCCACCCAGCAGCAGGATATCGATCTTCTTCCTGCGATCCAACACATTTCCGATCAGTTGGCGGTGCTGACTGCACAGCAAACCATGGACATACAGCATGACTCGGGGCCTCCAGAAATGGAGGACGAACCGATGATGCCAGAGGGCCGCGAAAGCGGCCCTTCTCTTTTCCCGGGCGAAGTGCCCGATTGAACCGAACCGGCCGGTAGCCGGGCTATTCGTCAAGGACTGACGCGCAATGAGTGATGTAGAAACCGCCCAGACGGGCGCACCGGCCGTGCCTGCGCAGGACCCGCCGAAGGCGGAAGTGACGCAGGTTGAAGGTTCCGAATCGGCCGCGGAACAGGTTGGCGAGCCAAAACAGGAAGACAGGCCCCGAGATGAAAAGGGCCGGTATGTCCCGCAGGAGCGCGTCAACGAGATTACCCGGGCAAGGCGTGAAGCCGAGCGTGAGCGCGATTTTCTCCGTCAGCAGTTGGAGCACTTCCAACAGCAGACCCCACAGCCTCGCACGACTTCCGATGCTCCACCGGACATCAACGATTACACCGATTTCAACGAATGGAACCGCGCAAACGCGGAGTTCATCCGTGCACAGGCCACGAGAGAGTTTGAGCAGCGTTTTCAGCAACAGCAGTTGCAGGCGCGGCAGGTTGAGGTCGCCACCCACTTTGAGGCTCGGGCAAACGCTTACGCGGCGGAAAACCCGGGGTTTGACGAGCGCTTCACGGCGTTCGCTCAGGCCTTTCAGCCTCCGCGTGAGGTGGCGGAAGCGATTGCCCTCTCAGAACAAGGCCCTGCGGTATTCGATTATCTCGCCCAGCACTGGGATGAGGCGGATCGGATTTTCCGCATGCCATTGCATCTGGCGGCTGTACAGATCGGGCGAATCGAAGAGCAGTTGAGCAGGCCCAAGACAAAACCCGTCACCAATGCCCCGACACCAGCCCCGGTGCTGGGCGGCGGTTCTCGACCCAATGAGTTGACCGACAAGACGCCTATCTCGGAATGGATGGCACGTCGGAATGCTCGGCCCTAAAGGACTAGGACACCATGGCTAATAGCCTTCTTACCCCCACCGCAGTGACCCGAGAGGCCCTGCGAATCCTTCACCAGAAGCTCAACTTCGTCGGCAATATCACGCGGGACTATGACGATTCTTACGCCAAGTCAGGCGCGAAGATCGGCGATAGCCTGAAGATTCGACTGCCGAACCAGTACACCGTCCGTACTGGCACTACGCTCAGCGCTCAGGACACTACGGAGCAGAGCGTTACGCTTCAGGTGTCGACCCGCCGAGGCGTCGATCTGAACTTCACGGCCACCGACCTGACGATGAGCCTTGACGACTTCAGCACCCGGATCATTGACCCGGCGATGTCGGTCCTTGCGGCCAACATCGAAAGCCTCGTGCTGACCAGCGTCTACAAGGACGTTTACCAGTCCATCTGGAATGGCGGCAACGCAGCGACGTACAACAAGGCGCTGGATACCCGCGTAAAGCTCCAGAATGCGCTTGCGCCGGCCAACAACCGCACGCTGCTGCTGGACCCGCTTTCCATGGCCGACGTGATCAAGGACACCAAGACGCTGTTCCAAGATGACGCTTCGATCTCGAAGCAGTACCGTGAGGGCATGATGGGCCGCGCCGCCGGCTATGACTGGGGCGAGAATACGCTCATGCCGAGCCATACCCGCGGCGCTGGAGATGCCGCCTACGTCGTCAACACCTCGACCGGCATCACCAGCGGTACGGCCACGATCACGGTAGCTACCGGCACGGGTACGATCCTCACGGGCGATGTGTTCACCGTGGCTGGCGTGTTTGAGGTCCACCCCGAGACCAAGGCGAACACCGGCCGTCTTCAGCAGTTCGTTTGCACCGCGGACTACGCTGGCGGCGCAGGTTCCGTGTCGGTTTCGCCGACTCCGATCACTTCCGGCGCGCTCCAGAACATCACGATTACCGGCGCTGGTGCCGGTAAGGCTGTGGTGATCGCGGGTACGGCTTCGACGGCTGTGCAGACGGCCCTTGCGTTCCAGAAGGGTGCCTTTGCCTTTGCGACGGCCGACCTTCAGATGCCTGACGGCGTCGATTGGTCGGCTCGCGAGGTGTTCGACGGCATTTCGATGCGCATCGTCCGCGCATACGACATTAACAACGATCAGTTCCCTTGCCGTCTCGACGTGCATTTCGGCTACAAAACGCTGCGTCCTCAGCTCGCGTGCCGATACCACAACAACTGAGTCTAGGGTCGGGGGCTTCGGCCCCCGTTCCCTTTGGGGGCAAGGATGCAGGCACAAGACATTATCAACCGGGCGTTTCGGGCGCTTGGCATCCTCGCCAGTGGCGAAACGGCCGGTGCTGACGAGTCAGAAGACGCCTTGACTGCGCTCAACGACATGCTGGCCGAGTGGCGAGGTTCGGGCACGATGGTGCCGGACTTCAGCGTGGCGACACTCACGTCCACGATGTCGCTTGATCCGGCGGATAAGGAAGCGGTAGCGCTGAAGTTGGCGGACCGAATCGGGGGCGAGTACGGCGAGACGTTGTCCCCGCGTGACTTGGATAACATGCAGCGCTCCTTCGCGCTGCTGCAAATCCGCTACTTCGCCGAGCCTCAGCACGATAGCGGCATGCCGATCGCTGCTGGGGACCGCCTGTGGGGCTACTGGGGCTTCTACGGGTGAAGCTGCTATTCAATGGTCCCGCGGCGAAAGGGCGCTCCCTGCCTTTGGCTGCGTTGGTCCGTACCAATCTCGTCTTTGAGCCGGCCCCGCAGGGCTCCACAGAGCCGGGCATGTTCTTTCTGGCCCCGGGCTACACGTTGTTTCGGTTGATTGGGTCTGGACCTATCCGCGGCCAGTTGGAGGCAGGCGGCTATGGCTGGATCGTTTCTGGATCAGAGTTGTATCGCGTTTCGTCAACCACTTCTGACCTTATCGGCTCCGTTCCGGGGGATGGCCGCGTTACGTTGGTTGCAAACGAAACGCAGGTTGTCGTGATGCATTCCGCCGGCTGGAATCGATGCTTGATGTCTACGCTTGGGTACTCTGTCGTTACAGACTCGCCGACGACGGCACAAGGCTGTTATATCGATGGCTATATCGTGTTCCCGTATGAGAATGGGACCTACGGCTGGACACAGATCGGGGATTCGACCATCGATGCGCTCGATTTTGCTTCTGCGGAGTCGAATCCGGACCCGATCGTCGCGACATTTGCGGACCATCGCCGTCTAATTCTGTTTGGCGAGAAGACCACGGAATGGGCGATTGTCAGCGGTGATGCTGACGCAGCGTTTACCCGCACATCGATCAGTGAATACGGCTGCGTCGCAAAGTATTCGATTGCCAAGACGGATAGTTCAGTGTTCTGGGTCGGGCGGAACGATCAGGGCAGTGGGCGCGTGTATCGCGCACAAGAAGGCAGCCCGACCGGTATTTCAGACTTTGCGCTAGAGGAGACACTACGCACCTACGGCGACTTGTCCGACGCCTATGCCTACTGCTTCCAGATGGGCGGGCATACGTATTACGTGCTGACGTTCCCGGAGCGTGGGACATGGGCTTATGACGTGGCAACGCAACGCTGGCATCAATGGACGTACACCAACCCGACTACCGGCGAGCAGGAACAGCACCGGTCGAATGGCTACATGTTCGCGTTCAACAAACACCTTGTCGGCGACTACGCCAACGGCAACATGTACGAATTGAAGGCGGATTCGTACACAAATAACGGGGATGCAATCGGCTGGAGATGGACGAGCTACCCCATAGAAAATGAAAACAAGTTTATCCGGCATAACCGGATCGAGTTGATTGCCGAAATGGGCGTCGGCTTGGATGGCGGAACCTTCGGATCGATCCCTAGCGCTGGCGCAGACCCTTACGTGATCCTGAGCTGGTCGGATGACGGCGGCAGGACTTGGAAAGGCTTCCGTAATCTGCCGCTTGGCCGGATCGGCGAGTACATGAGGCGTTCTTTCACTTACCGCTTAGGCGCTGCAATGCGCCGCATCTACAGCTTGGAAGGTGCCGCACCCGTGAAGACCTGCCTCTATGGCCTGAATCTTGAAGCGGAGCCGCTAAAGAAATGAGCCTGACCCCAGCAGGTAAGCGGTTAATGCTCAATGGAATTACCCCGACGACGATGCGTCTGCATACGGGATACCCGGGGACGACGGGGGCCAACGAAGTGACCGGCGGTGCGCCCGCCTATGCGGCGAAGTCGTGCAGCTACCCGGTTTCGTCTGCTGGTGAGCCTCGCCAGTTGTCGGCGTCGGTGATCTTCGATGTCCCGGCTTGCTCGGTGAAGTGGGCCAGCGTGTGGCAAGGCGCGGAAATGATCTTTATCGCGCCGACTGCGGGGAACCCCTATGAATTTTCTGCTGACTTGGTCGCCAACACGATCCGTGTTCCGTCACACGGGCTAGTGGCCGGCGACAAGGTGGTCTTCTACCTCGATACGCCACCCAACCCAATCGTCGCAGGAACGGAATACTTCGTTGTCAACCCGACGACAGACGATTTTCAGGTGTCGGCGACTTCCGGCGGCTCAGCGATCAATATCACAGCGCAGGCGGGCAGCGGATGTCTTGTGTCGAAGCTGGTCGCGCGTGTCTACGCGGCTCAGGACACGCATACGGTTTCGACGTTTCCCGTGGGGATGCCTAACTGATGGCGTCGGATAGCTATTCGGCGGCAGGAGGCGCTGTTGCTGCGGTAGTCAATGCCTCGTGGGCGACCGCGACGGCGAAGCGAAGTTCGGTTGACTGGATTCCTCGCCGTGACGTTCCCGTTTTGCGCCCGGATGGCACCTATACGGATCAGTGGTACAGGTTTCACGCTGAGGTCGCGCGGC